CAGGTGAGGTAATTAAATTTAAACCATGTCTAGCATGGAGAGAGGTGGTATAGGATGCCGCTTACACCAGACTTTAAAAGCAAAGAAGATGTTGAAGAGTTTCTCGCTGGTCCGGGTGATGCGTGGTTTACCCCGATGGTGGAGGAATATATGATGCTGATTCGAGCCGGAGAGCTAGAGTACGGTGATGAGTTGGACGTTGAAGAATTAAATGGCTGGATCGAACACGAGCTTTCCAGTCTTCACGAAGGCTACAAGGAGTGGAACAATGGCGATAGATAAAGTAACTCAGGAAATCCACCGTATCATGGAGGAGGGTAAGAAGTCCCGACTTCACGGCTGGACTATGCGTGACATCGTTAGTAAAATTACAGCCTCTTTCGGGGAGGAAGCCGGAGCGAAGGCTGAAGAGTACATCATTAAACTGGCCGGATATCATCCGATCAGAGGTCGATACATCTCAAAATCAAAGGAGGATTAGTATGGTCGAGGTAATGTATACCAAAGAAATGCCTGTCGATGAGTTCGGTAGGCCGGGGGGAATGTTAAGTCTATCGGACTTGCCTATCTCTGCATTCAAAACTGTAACAAGAAAGGGTACAATTGAGAATGATTTGAGCGCTGACCACCCCGAATGGTTGTGGGTAACAGATAAGGAAACTGGTGTTGCACTGAAAGTACAGTTTGGAGACGTTAAATTAATCAAGCAGGAGACTAAAGATGTTTAACCACGATGCAATTAACTTTCAAGTTCAGAAGGTTCCACTCTACACCGATCATGGTCATGTTCACCCAAGCATAGGAGTGGGTATACAGAGAGACGATGGGGCTATGCTAGGCATAGTCTCTGAAAATTATGAGGTTGTTCAGTACAATGACATTGTAGAACAGGTTGAGGAAGCCCTTACGATGTCTGGCATCAACCTGACTGATGCCAATTTTTATACTAATGTATATAGTGATGGAGCACAGCTTGAACTACGAGCACGATTCCCTGCCCATCAACAAAGCATAGACAACAAGTCAGATACTGTCATTCCTGAAT